TACATTTGGTGTGACCACTGGTGTAACTGATACGCCCGGTGTCACAACAGGGCTTACTTCTGGAGTTACATCAGGGCTAACAACAGGTGTAGTTACTACAGTTGGAACAACCTTAATAGATGAACTAACTGTTGGAGTAACTGCTGGAGTAACATCAGGTGTAACTTTTGGAGTAACAGCAGGTGTAGTTGTTACTGCTGGATCAAACAAAGTAATTTTGTCCAAGTCTTCTTTATAAACAGGATTGCCATACTCATCGTAAAACAATATTGTTTTATTGCCAGTAACAGCAGGAGTTACTTGTACTTGTTTAACCTCTTGAGTTAACTCACCATCTTCATTTAAAAACGGCTTAACTGTACTTAATGAATTAAAGTCAGGTATGTTAGCAGTACTTCCCGCAATTTTTAAAGAATATCTTGTTTCTCCAGTGGCTGGATTATAAAAAGCACCATAAGTTTCTTTATTGCCACCAGATTTAGTATCAAAAGTTACAGGAACACTGTATAAAACATTTCCTTTTGAATCTAAAATTGAGTTAACTTTTCCAACACCACCAGATCCACTACCAGTGTCAATAGAATTTAAAGCTATCCATGCTTGGCCAGCATCTGATTCAGACCATTCATTACCATAAAGCTTTGCATACTCCGACTGTAAATTTGCATCTCCGGGATTAGTAAGGATTGCATTATTTAACTGTTGTCTAAATACAGTCTGAGTACCTTCAGTAGCGTAAGGCGATGTAATAATTCCCATGAAATCATCAAAAGCACCCTGTTTATAACCAGTCAACTGAGTAAAGTCAGCACTTTTCAGTAAGTTTTCTACAATTTTAATTGGGTTTGTAGATCCACTTTTTGCAACATCCGTAATTGCATCTGCAATACTATTGATAAAACTAGCATTAACATAACCACCTTGACCGCTCTTTTGAGCAAGTTCTAAAAGGTATGCTTTTGCTTTAACTTCTGCATCATTAGAAGCACTTAATGAATTTGTACTAAGAGCTTTAACAATATTAGCCGCGCTTGTAACTGCATCTGCCTCAGTTATAGCAACCTTAGTACCAATAGTATCTAAGATAGTTTTAGCTTTAGCCGTAGATGTATCTACATCTACATTAGCTTTACTGATTAAATCACCAACAGCACCTTTAGCTGCATCAACAACATAATCAATATTAGAATCTGATATGCCTTGGGCTTTTAAATAACTTCTAAATTCATTAGTATCTACTTCATTAACATTTTTATATTGAGAAGCTGGATTAATTTCCCACCAGTTCTTTAATGTATTTATTGCAACTGGTATTGCAGAATCAGAAATTTTGTTAGCTAAGTTACTATAAATTTGTGGACTATTTGCTAGTAAATATGCAGCAGTAGCGCCGCCACCAACACCAGTATTTGTATATGGTATTTTTTCTGCTTCAGATAAAGTAACAGCTTTATCATCTTGGTATACCTGACCAGTTGGGGAAATAGCTGTTCCATCTGAATAGTATTTCCAACCATACGCTACATCACCCTGTTTAGATGTATTTGGTATTTGATAAACTTGTGAAAAACCAGTTCCAGAATCTGATACAAAACCTGTACCTGCCGCAGCAGTTGCTAAAGATGATAGATAGTTACCACCAAATAAAGATTCGATCTGATCTAAAGTTACAGGATTTCCATCAGCATCTGTCCCAACAATAATGCTAGATCCTGCTGAAGCTACTGTTGTTGTAGGCGTAGTTGTAACGTTTGTAGTTACATCCCCAAGACCTTTAATTGTATTTCCAAAGTTTACACCGGCGGATGCTATAGCAGATATGTTGCCAGAGTTAAATGCTTTTATAAAGTTTGCAGCAGATGCCGCTATCTTTAAATCACTACTTCCAGTCAATACACTGGCCGCAGAAGCCATACCTGCGTAGTCATTGTTAGCTATGGCACTACCTAAATTAACCCAGTTAACAGCAGAACGGACTTCAGCAGGGACGGATGCTCCTGCTATGTTTAGACCCGCATTAATAGCACCTGCTACGTTTTTAGTATCAAGAGCGTTAACTAATGAAGCTGCATCTTTAGCAGTTTTTAAAGTACCAGCATTTTGAGCTAACCAGCTATCGTTAAATAGCTGTTCCGCTTCGGCAAATTTACCGGCGTTAGCCAGTGCATCAATCTGTGCAGTAGTTTGTGCAGAAAATCCTGAAGCCGCTGCTAATCCACTAAAAGCCGCCGCAGCCCACTGACCATTTGCCGCAGCTTTAGCAGCGTTATAAGATTGAATGTAAGGAGCCGCCGCTGGGTACATGGCAGAAACTGCCGTCAGTACCATTGGCAAAACTTCTTCTCTAAAACTTACCCAATCACTCTTAGTTCCAGAGGTTGTGGGGATAGCTAAACCAGTGTTAGTAAATGTAAAACCATAGTTAGTCTGGTGATTACCTACTGTTGTGCCTTGAATATTAAGAGGTTTACCAGTTATCTTGTTGTAGATTTCTTCTTCTTCTACTGTCTGATCGCCTTGCTCACTTGGAATGGTTCTAGTAACCATACGCCTACCAATATCGGCAAGACTGGTCACACCTTCTGCTGATAACTTATTAGCAAAGTCCCACAGAACGGCTTCTTTAGATCCAAGACCACCTTCTTCTTTACCTAACGCACCACCCGTAAAGTAACTACCTAACCCTTGAAGGTTAGAGATGTTATTAATCTGGTCAAATACTGATTTGACATTACCAGTAGCAGTAGTCCAAGCTGGCCCGCCGGAATAGTCAAAAGTACCATCAGCATTTTTAGTAATGCCATACATATTTAACCGCCAAGGTTCCCATGAACTCAACGTGGATGTATCTACTTGACCATAGTTAGGTAGGTTAATTAAGTTACTACCAGCTACCGCCAAACTATTAAAACTTGTTGGTGAAACAGATGTTGCAGTAGTTGGTGAAACAACTGTTGCAATAGTTGGAGAAACAAATGGTGAAGGAGATACAAGGGCAGCTATGCCGGTTGCAGTGGTCGGCGTAACTACAGGTGATGGAGTTACAGCAGTTAATACAGCATCAGCTTGAGTGTCAACAGCTTGTGTTCCTGCTAAAGAAGCAATACCGGTAGCCGCAGGAATTGCAGGAGTGGCCGGAACAGGAGTAGCTTGGGTAGTAGCCGAACCAAATTGTTTAGCAATAATTCTGTCAAACGTTTCTTGTGGTAAGTTGTACCCAGAAAGAGCTTGCGTAAAATCGTCTACAAACCGATCGCTGTACTCAGGATTAGGTTCGTAAACGTAGTTGTATTTATTTTGAATGGCCATATTACGGTAATGCCGAAACAAAAGACATTGTGGCAATGGCTGACGGGATTGCTGGTCGTGTGGGGCTGACACTGGCGGGGTATTGCTCAATAGAAACACCCGTGTCAGTTGTTCTCCACACTATCTCAACATAGTCAGTCGCATTTAAACTTACAAAATAATTAAGCGCCGCAATAATGTGGTATGGATCACCGGGAGATTTTCTTGCGGCCAAACCAAAACGGCTGTTTGAATTAGCCACGTTTGTGCCATTAACCCGAAACCAAACGTCCACATCTTGAGAAGCGTTTGTAGTGTTAGTTAGTTGAATAGAAAACTGCAAGTTCCATATTCCGGCATAGGCTACAGTAATTCTGCTATTACTAGCTATAGTCACACCATTTGAAAAGTCTGTGGTGTTAAATGTGATTGGATAGGCAACTGTTGTGCTTGCAGCCACTTGGTCTGTAGAATCTTGAAATGCACCATAAGGTACACGTAACCCAGACGTATCTGACGATGCAGTTAACTTGGAAATAAACGCATCAAGCCGGTTAAAGTACAAACGCAAAACGTTGTTTAACTGTTCTTGGTATTGAGAATTGTAATCCTGTGTTGCCAATGGCAAGTTTGGCGCTGCAACACGATCAATCTCATAATCTGAAGTTACAACGTAAGTCATCTTCTGCCGTCTGGTTTGATGTCAATACGGGTAGCGCCATGCTGCCATGTTGTTCCTAATGTGTCAGAACTTATTTTGTAAATTAATTGACGACCACGAACCCTAGTATTAACTTGTCCTGTAAAACCTTCTGTAACCACATAGGATGCGCCAGTTAATTTATCTACATCTGCGCTTACAGCAGTGCCTGTCCCAGATCCAGAATTTTGCATAGGGTACAAAGTCAACGTAACTTGCGGGGTTACATCCTCAGACGATCCGGCAAACGTCAAGTCAGGCAACATACGCCAGATAAACCCAAGCTTATCCCCATCATCAATGTCAAACTCTGATGAAGAAATATAAGCCTCAATAGGAGTGGGTGTGGTGGTTTCGTTATCGTCTACACCGTACTCATGGAAAACAATGTATCCGTTGTAAGTGGCTGCAATTGGGTACTCTTGAATGCCAGAATCTAACCAAGCAGTACGTCCCATAGTGCCGTAGTACCACACACCTTTACCGCCATTTGCGTTGGTTTCTATGTAGTTAAACACCACATATTTATCAATTTCTGTGCTGTCTTTAGAACAATAGAAGAACCAGACTTCATTAAAACCTTCATTGGTACTGGCAAACACTTGCAAGTTTTGGCTTAAGTTAATGTCTTGGTAGATGAACTTACGCAAGTCGCAATTCAATGTCTGAATGCGACCATCGTACATATAGAACTTATCCACGCCCATCCAGTACACAATACCTGATCCTTGAGCCACAGCGTTAGGGCCAAGAATAGAAATGTTATCTCCTAGAAGCTGGACGCTCCACACGGCTGGCGGGCCTTGGTACTGTAAAGAATAGACCGCAGAATCAGTCCAAACCACAATCTCCTGACGGGTCTGGATGGCTGCAACAATTTTAGAGCCGTGAGATAACCTTACAAATCCAGCTTGGTTAGTAGCAGATGGTGTCCAATCAATAGCCGACTCTTGGTCAGACCAACGAATTAGCATAGGATCTTGAATTGTTTCTCCCGATTGATTGCAGCCAAATGCAAAAACAAATCGGCTGGTATCTGATACGTAAATTAAATTCTGAACGGTCGGAACATTAGAAGCACCACCTAAAGATGCTAAAGGAATGCCCCGTACAGATAATGATTGCGTACCGGATTGGCTACCAGTTGTGGTAATTGCTCCACCGCCATAGGTAGCAGACAAAGTAATTGTTGTGGTTGTAAACGATGTGGCTGTAACGTAATAAGTAGTATTAGGTAACAATCCAGTAGGCAAAGCCCCAGTTGTAACCAATTGAAGCGCATCTCCCACTACAAGACCATGAGCAGAAGCAAACGTCAAAACGCCGGGAACGGCAATAGTAACTGTAAAATCTTGCCCCGGTAATCCAACATTGGCGTTCCAATAGTAAATAGCACCACCTAATGGAGCAAAGATTAGGTCTTCACCAAAGTTAGACTGTGACCAAAGTTGGATTGGAGCACCAGCAATTTTGTTAGTACCCCATGCACCAATACCCCAGCCACCACCACCCCATCCTGTAAACGGTGTTTGTACATCTGTGGCCACGTTAATCTGGTACGTAGCAACGGCATTGGCACCGCCGCCCGGAGATCCAGAAGCATCAGCAGCCGTAGCTGTTGCAGTGGTTGTAATGGTGTACGTGTTTAAATCTAATACAGAAACTTGATACTCTTGATTTAATATCGTAGCAGTAATATTTCCGCCAAGTCCTGTAGCACCATTAAACGTCACATAAGAGTTAGATGTACAGCCGTGCGATGCATCATAAACCGTGACAATCTTAGATCCAGATACCGCAGTAAATGGATTACCCGTGCCAGATAGTCCCAACATGGGACTGACCCTTTTACGAATTGGCGTAATGTCGTAGTACAAACCACCTTGGTTAATGTAAAACTTTACACTTGTTCCAGCACTGATAAGACTTTCACCAGCTAACGTCACCCAGTTCCACAGTGAACGGCAAATACCTAAAAATGTAAAGTTGGAATACTGTGACCAGCCACCAATCTTCTCTGGTGTACCCTGACGAAAACGCACCTTATCGCAGTCGTACCAACCCGACTCGTTAAAATAACGAGTGTTCTCTTTGTTGACACCAGCTTTAAGCTGAAGTTTTTTGAGTGTCATTGGTCAATCCAGTAAGGCGCACTCAGCCGTGCGGCGTTTTAACAAGCCCGGCAAAACCTTGCCGCCACCCTTAGTCCAGAGCATTAGTTGTTCTTTTGCCCCTTCCCAATCATTGGCATTGATTTTCCTCTTTAACGTGCTTGTTTGCAAGCGTCCCGTACCAAGGTTGTAGCAGAAATCTACAATGGCATTGCACTTACGAACGTCAGTAATCAGGCCGGGGCAGTTACGCAGAACACCGGGTAAATACGTATGCTCAAGTTCAATCATTAAAAGCGCCCTAGCCGTGGGTTCATCCATCGGTGGGTCTTCTAAAGTTACCTTGCGTTTATCTGCGTAGTAGGTAGAACCGTAGCCAATCGTAGCCACGCCTGCCGGACATAAATACGGCTTGGCGCGGTAGCCCTCAAACTGACGGCACAGAGCGGCGGCTAACTCTAGGTTCATATTCCACGCTGCTTCAGAGTACGGTCAAGGAACCAATAGTTAATTGTCCCAGATAACAAGGCCGAGAAGTCAGGTGTCATCATGGTCTTAAATACTTCTACGGCTGGCGCACCGGCAAGCCATGCGTTCCATGCAAACCATACATGAATAAATGACCATACAAATAATACCCAGTATGTGACTACTGGACGGACGGAAGCTGACAGACTAGCCACCCAACCACCTGCGGCTTTGACCATTTCGGCCTGTTGGGTGATGGCATTATTGAACGCATCCATTACGCCTACGTCCATAGCGGCTTCCCGCTGCGCGCCAATCTCGGCTAACTTTTGCTGGCCACGCAGAGTTTCCAGTTCGCACTGACGGGCAAACATATTGAGTTCGTGCTGGCGCTCATTCTTCTTGTCAAAGAACTTGAGTACCTCGGGGGCCATACGGAAGATGCCGCCAAAGATGGAACCCATTAGGCCCCCAGATAAAATATCAAGCATGGTTACTCCTTATTTAGCCATCTCAGTAGCGGCTAGGTTAATACGGGTTTTTACAGCGCCAAGGTCTTGCGGTTCCTTGGTAAATCCAACAGAAATATAACCTTCAAACGCACCCATTTCAGGCGGAATAGAGCCACGGCAGATAAATCCTACGCCCTGCTTTTCTTCCCACTCGGATGTTTTACCAGAGGCTACCAGCTTATCGCAATAAACTTCGCCGTTCATCATGGCAATCACTGCGGAATTACGGGCGGCATCTTTTCCAAACAGGGTGGAGTTGTAGCCGTCTAGGGCAGTTTCCCGTCCCTTTGGGCCATACGCAAGTAGCGTAGTCCTGCTGTTAACTACCAAAGCCACCTTGTGAACCAACACCGTCTCGGCTTCCAAGTCTTTCTTTAGCCTCTCAGCAACGTGCTCCAAAACCTTGATCTCTTTAAGCTGGGGCTGGTGGCTTGAGCTTGTGATGGCATTCAAAATGACTGTACGGGAATCCCACGCAAAGTAACCAGCAAAGAACAGGAACGACAGCAGGATGACCGTGAATAATTTAAACGGATTGTCCACCCACTCAATCAAACCAATGACCTTGCCAATGGTACTGTCGTCTTTTTTAACCTCTGGTTTGGCAGGGGCTGGCGCAACAATGACTTCTATCTTGGGCTTGGGTGTACGCCGCTTGACAGGAGCTACCTTAGCTGGGGGTTTCTTTGTAACCATGTTATGCCAGTATGTCCACTTTGCGGTTGGTAAAAATCTCGAGGCTAAGTTGATTGCGTTCTGCTTTCTTCACATACAACTCAAACTCAAGATCATCAATTTTAATGTCCATCTTCTTCATCTTCAGCGCTTGTTTGTAATCTTCAGTCAGTTTTTCAGCCCTGCGTTCAAGCGCATCTGTTCTATTAGGTTCTCCTCCGGGTTGAACCATCGGATACCACTTGTATAAGGGCGGAATCATTTCTTTTCCCGTTCAAGCGCGTCCTTGTATCCATGAATAATTAAACTTCTAGTTTCTGCTGAGTCGGCTGTACCCGCCCACTCTGCCAAATTGTTCCAGATAACCACATAGTCGCTGGACTTGCAGTATTGCGCATTGTTTTTGAGCCACTGAATCATTTGCTGATGGCGCTCGGATGGGTTGTGGATGGTGTAGCCAATTCCATAGAACTCGCGTACATGGCAACCACTCTTGGCTACGGCACCAACTAGCCCTAACAGCAGTAACAGAATGAGCCAGCGCATGGATGCCCTTCATTTCAGCGTCCTGTTCAATTTGGTCATGTCAGCACACGTATACATTTGATACCCACCCAATATAGGCATTGGAATTGTTTCTATTTTCGCTGAAAATTCATCTGCTGCCAAGCGTGCAACGTCCAGAAAAGACATTGTTTTTCCAGTTCCTACATTCCAAATACCAAAACCTAGAAAACTTAAAAGTTTTCTGTGAACTTTTATAACCTCATCTACATGAATAAAGTCACGTTTAAAGTTTTCTGAACCTTCAAATATTTTAATTGTTCCTGTCTTTGCCTGCTCGCGGAACTTATGAAACGGTGAAGCCTGATCCCCCTTGTGATCTTCATGTGGGCCATAGACATTAAAGTACCTAAAAATCTGTACTGGCGAAACAGGCCGCATCTCATGGAAGTACTGCTCAATCAGGGCTTTAGATTCTGCATATAAATTAGCAGGCGCTATAGGGTCAGTCTCTTTAAATGTTGTATTGTTTGGGCCGTATACTGAAGCTGAAGAAGCTAGCTGGATGGGTATCCCGTACTTCTGGCATCGTTCCATTAAAGTAATGGTATACCCTACATTCTGTTTACGTAGGGCTATCCAGTCATTACACCGTGTATCAGATATAGCCCCTAGATGGATGACCCTATCTATTCCATAGAGGGAATATTCATCACCCCATTCGCACAGATCTAAATCGTGATCTGCAAAAGCTTTGACCATGTTCTGGCCAATGAATCCTTTATACCCAGTAATTAAGATACGCATACAGCACCAATGCTTTGGCAAGACAATGCTGCCTTTTCATTGGCAAACGGCAAAGCTATGTTCATGTCCCCAGTTTCTAAATGTTTGTACACCATAGCCGCTAGGAATACATCCCCCGCTCCACATACATCCACAACTTCTATCACCTTAGCCGGGTAGAGTGTTTCTTTATATCCGCATCCTTTAGCCCCATAGGTAACAATTAACTTGTTTGGTTCTGGGATAGACGTAGATTCGTACAGTTCCCGCTGGTTAATTTTGATATAGATGCCGGGAAAGTCAGCCAAGTTCTTCTTTTTAGTATCCATATAAATAGGTCCAACAAACTTCTGTCGCAGCTTCCAAATAACATCGTTGGTTACAAAACCCTTATCATAGTCAGAGATAACTATGGCATCAAAAAAGTACTTACTGCCGGTTTTATATGGTTTGGCTTGTACATCATGGTCTACCCTAAGTAAATGTTCTCCCGTCCTGCGGTCTATGTACCTGATCTTGCGGGATAGTTCTTCACTGACGGACAGGGTGACATTAGCTCCTAATGCTTTAAGGTTCTGAGCCACGTTAAACGCCATCCCCATCTTTTCTTCGCTGTCTTGAAAATTCAGCAACGGTGCCGTGGATTCTGGATTTACCCTACGGATTTCTCCGTATCTATACTCGTCTATACAGACATCCCCAATTACTAAGATACGCATTGGCTGTCCCCCGGCTCAACTCGGTAGTTATCCTCTACGGAATCAGCCGTAGATACTTCCATAATGGCACCTGACGCTAAACACACAAGCTGGTGCGGCATGAATGGTGGGTTGTGCCATGTGTCCCCAATGTTAAGAACTTTTTCATGGCGGCTGGCATCTTTGGTGTCTATGTAGATCACCTTAAACAACCCGCTTTGGACTAGCCAAGTCTCTTCTTTAACAGTATGGAAGTGCATAGAAAACTTAGCACCACCCCGAAAAGTCATTAACTTCCCGCAGTATTTATCGTTGGTAGCCCAGATTAGCTCCGACCCCCAGCCCTTTTTTACAATTCCCTTGAGCCTCATTGATAATCCTTGTAGATGAATATCCGTCTAGGAATGGAATGATAATTGTTCGTTTGGCAATTCTTGCCCCTACAACTTGGTCCGGGCTGTAGTCACCACCTTTGGTAATGATGTCTGGATTAATCCGTTTGATTAGCTTAAGCGGTGTAGGTTCATCAAAGATGATAACCTCATCTACCCAGCGAAGCGCCAGCAGCACAGCCATGCGGTCATCTTGATTATTGATGGGTCTGCCGGGCTTTAGTTCCCGTACAGACGCATCTGAATTTAAACCTACAATTAACTTGTCACCCAACGCTTTGGATTTCTCCAGATACTCAACGTGCCCACGGTGGAGCACATCAAAGCATCCATTGGTGAAGACGATCATCCTACGCTGTATAAAGATGGTCGGTGTTTAGGCTCAATCCTACGAGCCAGTTCTTCAGCATAATACTGCATTCCCCAAGGGCCGTTAATACGGGCATCGTACTTTTCTGGGGGTACAAATAATTTGTTTGTGTCCTCAAAACGACCTTCCTGAATGCGGTCTACCCAAACAGTAAAGTCAGCATTAAACGCTTCACGGGCTTCTGGTGTGGGACAGACAAAATCAGCAATGACATAAGCACCGTGCCGGCTTACAATGTCACAAAGGATTCCCATGCGACGGGCTTGCTCTAGCCTGTCAGCAATGCTAAAACCAAGGTCTTTGTTAATCTCACGACGAATTTCATCAGCGTTGAAATGAGCACACTGTAGCTCCCGTGCAAGAGCCTCAGCCAAAGTGGTTTTGCCTGCGCCGGGCAAGCCCATGATTAAGATTTTCATTCTTTCACCGCCCTCATCTTGATTAAAGTATGAAGCGCCACATTGTTCGCTTCCCTCATTAAACGCCTGAACATCTGATTCTCGTCATGCGTCAACGTGCCGTTCTCGGTCTTCTGCTTCATCATATCCAGCAGCCCGTGATAAAAAGGGTCGTACTCAAAGTCAAACGACTCAATGTCAAAGTCCATGTTGTACTTGAGCGCCATGCCAGAACTTGAGCCGTAAGTGTCACGGTGCTCTTCGCAATGTTTCCTAGAAAACATGTACATCCCACTGACCGTGATAGGCCGCTTATGGGTAGGATCTCCGTAGAAGTTATCGTGGAAATGGTGCGGAACCACAATGTCGAGCAAAGCACCATGCTTGCATACACGGTGTAGCTCTTTCATCAAGGGAATAAAACCGTCCCCAATGTGTTCTAGGATGTGATGGGCAAGGATCTCATCAACCGAGTTATCATCTAAAGGAAGCTTGTCGCTTTCAATATTACAGAGAAAGTCAGGCTCAACCAACGGGTCATCATCAATATTGAGAAACCCGTCGATCCGTTTGTAGCCGCTGCCTAGATTGATCTTCATGTCCATCCTTTATTAATGCACTAGATGATACAGGCATCATGCTACCAGTTACTACACTGGATGTAAAAAATTGTTGGCTGTATTAGTTAACCAACAACTTTAAATAGCGTCTAACTGGTCGTGCGTAGTGCAGGCTTCGATGGCGGCTTGCTTGGCAACCATAGCCTGACGAGCAGTCTCAATGGCGGCGGCATCAAAAGTCTCAGGATTACGAGCCTGTTGGTTCACAACCTGTTGGAACTCAAAGCCAGCGTTAGACTTCATGCCACCTTTGCGGTCTGCCACAGAGATCTCATAGGTATCCCAGATGATCTGCACTGGATCAGTGTTCAGGTCAAAGCGGTGGGCTGTGTAGCCTTGGCGACCAGCTTGAATAGCAGGACGAACTTCGACAGCGTTACGCCAGCCGTTGTTACCAACACCTTCAGATGGAGGTGTGTCCCAAACTTGTTTAATTTCGTTTCCAATGACTTGGACATAATGTGTCATTTAAGACTCCTTTAAATT